TCATCTGCCATTTTATAATCCTCCTAGTTTTCTAATCATTATATATCAGAGCGCAACGGACATTGCAATTACAAAGCCTGCACTTACGCCACTTGATGTTGCCCATTCCGGAGCTGTTTCTCCTGAGTTCATTTGTAAAACTTGACTAGCTGAACCCTTTGCTAATCTAGCCATTGTATTAGCACTGGAAGCATACATAATATCTCCTGCAGTTGTTAATACAGACTGAGGTGAAGCTGCCCATTCCGGTGCAGCAGCACTTGAATCCATTTGTATAACTTGTCTCGCTGTTCCTTTTGCCAGTCTGCCCATTGTATTGGCACTCGATGCATATAATACATCGCCACTGGTTGTTAAAACAGATTGAGGTGAGGCTGCCCATTCTGGCGCAGCAGCACTTGAATCCATTTGTATAACTTGTCGTGCAGTTCCTTTAGCTAACCTTGCTGGTGTATTATTTGAGGACGCATATAATGTATCACCGGCTGTGGTTAAAACCATATCCATAGTCTTGCTTGCTGGAAAAGTACAAAAGACATCTTTTGTTCCCGCAGCAAAATCTACGGCTGAATCACTATTAGAACTTGAAATTGGAGTTGTTCTTGTTAAATTAGCACTAGATCCATCAAGTGTACCTAGTCCTACTTCCCACTCAGCTGCTGTACGGTGTACAATAGCGTAGTAAGTAGTATTAGAATTACCTACCCCAGCAGAAAAAGTTTCAAATCCTGTAACTGCTCCACCAAGAGCTACTGCTCCTGTTGATGTAGTAGTTGTCGTCTCCTTGACGCGATCATTTAAGACTAAAGCCATAGTACTCCTACGCTAGTCTTAATATAGCATCAGTAGCGTCAAACGCTGGAAACTGAATAGTAAATGTTCCTGCACTAGCTGTTTTATCTCCGCCAAAGTTTAATACACATACAGCTTTATCGCCTTTATCATCATTATAAATTAATGCGCCTCTAGCGGTAAAAGATGCTGTAGACCACGATACATCAGAGAAATCACAACATGCTGTTGATGTTGATTTTAAAGCTGGGGTAACACTTGTTAAGTCTTCTCCCCCAGCTGAATAAGCTGTCCCTGTTGTATTAGTTGTTTCTCCTGTTGCGGTAGCATCATAGGCTGTTGTTGCAGCACTTATTGTTGAAGAATTAGTATAAAGTGCAATTTTAAATTGGTCTCCTGTAGTCGCAGTGAAATCGTGCGTACCTACAAGGACTTCTTGCTTAAAATTATAACAAACTGCAGATGTTCCAAATGCCATTTTATTGTCCTCCTTGAATTGGTGTTTTAATTGAACCTAACGTAGGCTCAAATGATGGACGAGGGACACGAATAACACCTGACATGTATTCATCACGTCTTCCTCTTCCTTGTTGTTGCGCAGCAACCTCCTGTAAGGCGGTTTCGTACGATTTTTCATAAAGTTGCAGCATTTCTACTGATCCTTTCAAAAACTTGAAAGCTTCAACAAGGCACCCATACAATAATAATGCTGGTGCGTTGTTACTTACCCAAGTGCTGGCATTACTTGAACTAAGACGAGTTGGTAATTTATTAAGTCCTAATTCACAATAATACGCCGCATCCGGTGTTGGGACTACGTATATCGTATTTTCATCCCATTGTGAATAATATTTTGGAGTACTTGTAGTAGCTCTATTTGGCCAATACTCATTCATAAATGTTACATCTCTTTGTTCCAAATATATTCTAGCTCCACTACCTGCAGCAGGATAAATCATAACACTTCGTATGATTGAAAATTCTATTGGTGTAATACTTGTCCCCCCAGGTAATGTTAAAAATCCATTACTAGCTGTAAATGTTGCGTATTGATAAGATCTAAAAACAGGAAGGTCTAGATCTCTTAAAATCTTATTTTCAGTATGTTCTATAAAATCATTAATAATAGTGTCAGTTAAAACATCACTACTTGTTTCTGTATAATCTCTTATTTGTGTTACTAAGTCGCTATATGTTGTCATTATGCCCTACTATTCACTGGTCCCGCAGAAGCCACAGAGCCTCCACCTACTTGCGTAGAAGTTGCTGCACTATTTACAACAAAAGTGTAACTATCACTAATAGTACTATCTTGTGGAGATGTAGTATTAACAATAGTAATAGAATATGATCCATAAACTTTGGATCCATCATCATGAGCTTTCGCCGTTGTATCCCCTAATGTAACTCCATATGATGGAGCTCCACTTCCACGAGTTAATCCTGAAAGAGTATTACTTGAAGTATCATTAGATGTGTATTTAATTGTTTCGCTTAATGATTCTCTAGGCACAGCTGAATTTGTCTTATCTTCATTAATAACAATATATCCACTTGAAGGAAAAGCAGATGAATCAGTTAAAACTATACTACTACTAGAAGATGTAAGTGCTCCATTTAAAGTTGTATTTAAATTAAAAACTGAAGGTGCTATACCTCCTATGCTACCTGCAACATTTCTTAATCGAACTGCATCACCAGTTGATCTTTTGTGAGAAAATTCAGTCACAGTCACAGTCGTTGTTCCAGCTGTAGATATAGGATTATTTTGTAATAAATTAGGGACAGGAAATTCACCTCTAGCTGGACGTGGATGTTCTAACGCTTGAGGATCAGGTGAATGCTCATGTGGCATTAATTGAGGAGCCTTTGGCTCATACTCACTTGTATGCACCCATGCACCATTCCATTCTTTAACCATTTCATTGTAGGGAAATTGTAATCCACTACGATCAGAAATAGACAAAGCATATTTTCCTTTAGCGTACGCCATCTATTTTACCATTTACTATCAGTTGATCCAGACCAGTGATATTTACCACCTTTAGTAGCTGCACCCATTCCTTGTACTGTTCCACTAACTTTTCCTTTAGAAATAGCAACTGGTGTTCCACCAGATTCTTTTCCTTCACTAGTCGGAGCAATACCTTTAGTAGTTATAGCGCCAGCTTTCACTGCCTTAGGTGCATCAATCTGACCTCTATCACTCCAATTACCTTTTACTCCACCAGATTTTTCTCTAGTGTTCGAAGTTTGGGAATTATAGTTTCTATTACTCATTTTTCCTCCTTTTTACATTGACAATCTGAACATTCACATTGTCCTCCGCAGCATGAGCCGCCATTACTACAATGACATCCATGACCACATTTTTTACATTCTCCCATCTTCATTTATCTCCTATGGTATATAAGCTTGTGCCGGTTTAACACGATATGAGACTCTTTCTCTATTCGCATCTGCCGTACGTTTAAACTCTTCCTCATAAATCATCTTTAATCCACTAGCTAATTGTGGAGCTCTTTTTAAAGCTATATAATAAGCTAATCCTGATATTAGACAAGGAAGAAAATAAAACGGAACATCCGCATTATTTGTATAATCTCCTGCATCTTGAATTCTATTTATATAAAAATATTTCATAATGTATGCTTTATCTGGACTTGGATAAACAAACATTGTCATATCATTCTCAGGTCTGCCTGTTGAAGTAGATCCTCCAACAGTCACTTGCCCATTAATTAAACAAAATTGTGTTGGTCTAGCATCCCCGGAAGAAGATTGCTCTTTCCTACTTAAATTCATATATTCAGTTCTTGAAATTTTTGTAATGGTAACATCTGTTGTAGAACTATTACCTTCTAAATTAGTTGTTGCACCAGCTGTAGTTGTAATTACAGCATCTACAATATCAACAACCTTTTGATCAACTGCATAGTAATTTGTACCAGCAGTCATTGTTTGAGTAGCATAATCTATGGTCCATAAATTTAAACCGCGATTAGCCCATTCTGAAAACATTAAGTTTAAAGAGCGTCTTGCTGTTTTTAAATCATAACCCATTCGAACTTGTAATCCACAACGCTCGAACGCTTCTTCGATTATTTCCTCTATTGTAAGATTAAAGGTTCTACTGCCTGAATAAGCCATAGTAAACCTCTAACCGTATATTACAGTTACTTTATCAACGTTACTTAATGTTGCATATGATGATGTTTCACAACGAATTCCTTGTCCTGGAAGATCTATTTGATAAGTTACAGGTTCACCAGCACTGGTTCCACCTATTCCAACATCAAATACAGCCATTGAAGTTCCACCAGTCCCACCATCTTTAATTGTAATACTTCCTGCAGTACCATCACTTACGTAATAGATGCTAAGTATTCTTGATGGACCAGCAGATACAGCTCCAGAAGAAGTTAATCTTGTTGTTTTAACACTTCCAATAAAATCACTCATAGTGTTTGTTCTCCTCTTAAAAAGAGTGGGGATTTCTCCCCACTCAGTTAATTATTATGACGCAAAAGCAAAAGCGCCAGTTACTTGAGTGGTCTCAGTCGATAAATCATAAGCGATCGTCCAAGTTCCTTTTTCATAGCATACAAAATAAAGTTTGCATCCTGTAGTTAAAAGGTTTGTCGCTGCGTTTGCTGGTGTGAAAGTTAGTAAAGTTTCATCAGCTGCTGAAGAATCAAAAGAAACTTCTGAGCTTCCTCTACTTTCAATTATTGATCCTGTTTTATAAACATCTGATCCTGCACAATCAAAAGATAAAGTCGCTGTTCCACCTGTCGTATCTTTAGTTTGAACATAAACTACAACTGAACCTGCCGCCGCCGCTGGCAATGTAGCCGCGCATGCCGCCGCTCCTGTGTAATTTACGTAAGATATAGTGTCAACCGCAAGTGTTATTGTACTTGATGTCGCTACATCTGATAAAGATAATCCAGTTAAATCTGGTAATTGTGAACTGTATCTTGTTGTTATTGCTCCAGTTGATGAGTTTTTAGTTGCTACTTGAAAACCCTTTTCCGAACGGACTGGTCCGTTAAATGTAGTTGTTCCCATTGTCTACCTCCTTATAGTAGTCGTTTAAGTCACGGGGTTATAGAAAGGGCGAAATAATTTCGCCCTCCCTTAATTAATATTATGCTGCTCCTGGTGAGCCAAATATTCCACGCCAGTCAGACCAGCCGTAGCTGTATCTTTCTCTTGCTTTATATCTAACATTTCCAGTATCGAAGTCACCTTCCATCGCAGTTCTAATAGGCGCTCTAGTGAAATGTTTCATTCCATTAGGAGCATCTGTTTTAATGAACCAAGCATCAGTATCAGTTAAGAAATTGTTAACCACATAACCTTGTGGAACCATTCCCATTGATTTGATTGCATTGATATCATTATCAGCAGTGCCTACTCTACCTGCAGATTTCATTAACCTTTCAGCTGTAAATTGAAGATTTACAGGAATGACCATTTTCATTCCACGAAGAGCGATTTTTAATCCTCTTTCGTCCTTCATACCAGCAATATCGATCA